GACGGTTTCGAGGGAATCTTCGGGTCTGGCTTCTCCTGCTTGAAAGCATCAATGAAATCGAGACCTTCACGAAGTTTCTGTTCTGCATTTGGTTCGCTCATTTCCAGTTCTCCTTTCTGGGTAAGTGCTGCGTGGCTTCGATGTCTGTCAGTTTCCGGCACTTCATTATGCCACTACACGAGGGCCGGAGCGTGCAATACCTGCACAGTTCGCTTTTTAATTTATTTGCCATATACTCCTTACGGATAAAAGAACTCCCCGTTCTAGCCTTACTGCCATGTGGGGAGTTCAATCCGGAAAATAGTTTGTTTATGATTTTTGTGCAAATGCCTTACTGTGAATGGCAGCGGCTACCGCATCTTGGATGTCGTGGTGGTCTGCCAGTCCGTTCAATTCGGCAAGCATTTCTTTTCCTTTACAGATGTCCCACTTGAAGTTCTTGGCACATTCAACTGAACAGAAACGCTCCCTCAATGCAATATGGCTTCCACCACACGGGTCGAGGAACACTTGGCCACAAGTAGGGCAAGTCCCACGGTACGGACGACCGTAATAGATGCACTCCCCAATCTTTACCATCATGACCTCCACGCGAAGACTACGAGCAGGGCCATCCAGCAGACGATGAACACCTTGAGCCAAGTCGGTACGTCGTTGAGCAGTTCGGTCATCACAGTGTCCTTATGAGCAGCACCGTGTCGTTCACTTTAGTATCTGTTTCAAAGATGTCGCACAATTTCTGGAGCGTATCGCACGACGACTTGATTCGGTCAGTGATTACCCCGTTCGAGCTGTAATAGCGTTCACCGACGAGGATGCAACCTTGGCTGTCGTCCTTGGAATTTCCAGCATGGATCCTCAACCCACGCTCCGGCGGATAGTGGCCACGGTCAAACCAAAGAGGCAAGTTTCTTCCGAACCTCGGGCTATGACAATATGAGATACTGTAATTTCCCTCGTCCGCAAGGAACTTCTCGTTTTCGAGCGTATCGCAGAAGTACACGCCGTCGATGTAGAGCCTTCCGAACACGGCCCCGTTCTTTGTGTCGTAGTGTCTGTCCCTTTCGAGAAGCAGAACCCTGATGTCAATATCCGGTCTCATTTTAACCTACCTTGATGAAGTTGTCAATTTCTGTCACTGGGATGTTGTATTTTACACATTCCGGCAGCAGGAACTCTTGGAACAGCTCGTAACTGTCGAAACCGCACACTTCGCATTTCTCGATTCGCACGGTGTCCTTGTTCTTGAGCTGGTTGCTACGCTCGTCCAATTCGCCGAGTCTGGCTTTCATCACTTCCTCCACCTTGTCCAAATCCTCAAGGGTGAACAGCGTGATGTTGTCACGGCTGGCGGAGAAGTTGAGCGATTCAAACCAGTTCTGGATTGTCTGGCTCGCATAGTTGTATTGCTCCGGCTTCGCTTCCGGTGCGAGACGGATGAGGTCGATGCTCGTCCCAGCGTCGGTCTTGCGGCAGAACCCCTTGAAGTTCAGACTCGGATTGAACAACGCACGCAGTATCGGATTCTTGAGAGAACCGAGGATTACGGACTGTGGCCTAATCGGGATGCTGTAAGTGCGGTTGTCCTTGTGGATGAAGTCGAGCAGGGAGTGGGCCATTTCGTTCTGCACGAGGAGTGCTTCGCCGTTGTAGATGTTGCCGAACAGCAGATTCAGGTAGTCCTGATTCTTCGTGAAGCGGTTCATCATCAAGTGCAGCAAGTTCGAGCAGTGGAAATTCTGGATTCTACGCTTGATACCACTGTCGTCGAAGTAGATGTACTTGTTGGAACTGATTACGAAGTTCTGGTAAGTTTCGGCCACGATAGGGTCAACTCCCTTTCCCTCGTACTGGAAGTTGTCACGTCCAGTCATTGACTTGATGAGAGCCTGCAACTGCTTGGCAGTGTCGGAGTCTTCGTATTCACTGATACTGACCAACCTCTTGCCCATCAAACTGATTGTGAAGCGGAGCTGCTGTGTCGAGAACGCAGTGAACGAGTCGCCGAACATCCGGTGGAGCAAGCCGATGAACTTGGATTTACCGTTACCGCCAGCGTCGAAGTCGTTGAGGTAAAGGACATATCCAGTTGCGGAGTTTGGAACTCTCACAAGGAAATGAACCAAGTTGTATAACGCTTCCCAATCCCTAGCAGTGCCACCGCTCACGAGGAACATAAGGAACATAGCCCTGCGAAGTGATTTCTCGTTCACCAGTTCCGGATTCACTTGTGTCATCTGGGAGCATACGTTTCTATACATCTGCCCGTCACGAGTGAAGAATCCGTGCGGTTCGTCCTTTGCAAAGCTGGAGATAATCTTGATACGCCGCAAGTTCGGGGCCATCTTCAAGAACACTCCATCATATGGCCCATCGTAGGGCTGCTTGCGGAGTTCCTTTAGACCGTCAAACTGCTGTTCCGCACCGTTCGGAGCGATACGGGTGATATTGAGTCTGGCACTGATGATGTCGTCGTCAGCCTTGAGACCCTCAAGCGGCATTGCATCTGCCGAACAGTTGCGGAGCTTCGGGATAAGGCGGAAGTCGCCATCACGGTTGCGGTAAATGTTTTGGGTGATGAAGTCAATCTGCTCATCGTCGAAGTAAAGCGGCGTGAGTGCTTCTGCGTCCTTGCCACGGAACGCTTCGAGAACCTCTTGGTCGCTCGGCTGCATTTCACGGTAAGCCTGCAAGACTTCACGCTGGTTTGCGTTTTTGCACACTGCAATCATCGCATCGACCACAGCCTTGTAGTTCTCGCTCGGTTTCATCTTGTCGAAATCTACTTGCTTGAGAACGTAAGTCTGGGACTTCTTCGGGAACATGTTGAGAATATCGAGAACTTTCTTGAGTCGCATCTTAACCTCCGAAGGGGTCGAGAAACTCCTTGTCGAGCCATTTTCCGGTACGTGCCCGATGGATGTAGTTCTCCGCTTTCATCAAGTCAAGTTCAATCGGTGTTTCCGATTTAGAACCGAGCCTTGGAGAAAGATACTTCAAGGCAGCGACGACATCGTAGGCCCTACTGGCAGGGATTCCGTTATTGACAAGTGCGTCAATAATGAACTCCAAGTAATCAATCGTTTCAATCTTGCCGTCGTAGTATTCGCCAGTTGCGGTCTGGTTATTCTTGACTGGTACATCGTTGTCAGTGACGGTTGTTTTTTTCGGCATCGTCAGTGTCCTTCGGGAATTTGTTGAAGTTCTTGCACGCCATCATTCCGTTCTCGCGGTTCGCACAGTAGCCACAAGACGAGCACTTATTACAGATAGAGTTTTTCAGTCGAGTCATCGGGTCTCCTTATAACCATGTAACTGAAAGGGTTAATACTCCAGCCGCTATCCAATAGACGACATGTTTCAAGTCGCCCTGCACGGCATACGGCACTGCCGCACAGAAATCGAGTATCATAAGAATTGTAGGAAAAATTTTCGGACTCATCGTTCAGCCTCCGACGAGAAGTTTCATAAATTCGCCAAGTCTATACAGTATCAGACCGACGGAAGCCAGTGATATGAGAACGCAAATTATCATAGCAAAGTCATCGCCAAGTATCATTGTCAAGACGATAACTGCTATCCACACTACTGCAATAACGGTAAGTGTGTTATATAAACTAACCATCATTGTTTGGCCTCCTTGAACTTGCGTCTGCACATCGGGCAGTATTTGATGTTAACTGCGGATGCTATCGTCCGGTCAAACTCCTTGTCGTAGAAGCGTAACCACAACTGACCAGCACCGACGAAAGCGGACACTCCAACTGGGTGTGTCACTATCGTCTTGTTTGGTTTATCGCAATACTCACACATTATTTAAGCTCCTCCGTCCACGGATAGAGCATCTTGCTGATGTCAGCGAGGCTTTTCGGAGTCTTGATACCCTTGGCCCTGCGAGTCTTGGTGTCGCCGAGGAAAGTGCGGATGTGGTCTTTGCGTCCCCACAGCCAGAAGTTTTCGTCGAGGTCACGCTGGTATTGGATATAGTCAATCTTGTCCTTGAACTTCTCCAAGTCCTTGATGTCGAAAGCATACACACCGTAACGGCTCTTGATGCTCCCATTCTTCGTGTCCATCAAGTCGTTGGAGAATTGGACAGTTCCGGCCTCCGGCACATCACGGGTCGTCCAGAGGAAGTAATAGTTCTTGTGATCAAAGGGCTGTCCATTGAAAGCTGCATAGCGGTTGTTGGAAGCCTTGTGCCACTTGTAGATAAAGTCAGTCCAATCATACTTACTCCAATCGAGTTTAAGTTCCGGTTCAAGCAAGTTGTTGAACAGTTCATACACGACTGCCTTTTCGTGGTTCTTGTTGATAGCGTCGGAGTAGTCAAGACCACGACCATCGAGGAGCTTGCCATCCTTGTCATACACACCGTAGTTATTCACATCACGGAAGTAGCTGCGTTCGATGACTTCTTCTTCACAGAGCATTTCATACTTCTTCAACATCTGGTCGCACTTGATGCGGAGTGCCTTGGCGTTTTCCTCGCCACGGACAAACACGGAGTCAGTGTTGATTTCGATAACGTCGTCCCAGTTCGGACAGGCAAGTGCGAGTTCCAAGATGCAGAGCTGGCAGATGTAGCACATCGCTTCACCGGCGGCAGGGTCGTAAGCAACGGATGCACCGCTGCGGATTCTGAAACCTCCACTCAATGCGTTCAGCACGAGAATCTTGTAGCCCAAGTCGAGGTCGGGCTTGTATTCCGGAGTGCCTTTCTGGTGCTTGATGGCGAAGCGTTCTTCCATCTTTTCGTGCCAACGCTGGAGGGCCATAGGAGTCTTGAGCAGAGACCAGTGCCAGATGCCACGGGGATATTGGGAGGCCACATCGAAGCAGAACAGCTTGCCGTGTTCACCCTTGACGATGTAGTGGCAGCCACCCTTTCCGAGCTGCACACCCTTGTAAACACACTTGGCGGCCAGTTCTTTCTTTTCCTTTTCAGTGACCGCCGGAGTTCTGGCCAAAAGCCTAATCATATCCTTGACTTCTTCCGGCACATCGAACTCATTGAGGTCGAATAGTTCGAGAGGGTCACTTGTCTTTGGAGGAATCGGGGCAGTGGTCTGATAGATGATGCCAGCCGCTACCGCCTGTGCAGTGCGGTCGAACTTGAACGGGAGATTGCTCGGCCAGCAGTGTTCGAGGATTGCTTTACGGGCAGGAAGCGTGTGGTATTTGGTCTTTTGTTCGCCGCTTCCGAAACGCCAATAGACCATCGAAGTAGCCCAAACATCGTGAAAGCAGTAGTCGATAATTTCCTGCTTCATTTCATCAGTGAGGTGTTGCTTCGGATTATAAGGAAGTTCCTTGATGGGGAGGTTGAGGTACATTTCCCACTGTTTCAACGATTTTCCGAGCAAGCAATTATTAAGCAAGTCGAAATGCTTGGCATCCCACGCTGCACAACGGTAAAATTTGCGAGTGAGAGGATTGCGGTTGTCGTCATACCCGATAATTTCTTCGCCGTCCTCGTGGACATAGTGACAGTTGGTCATACCCATCTTGCGAATGTCGGACTTCATCTTGGCCAGCACAGGCAAGTCGAACTTCATACTGTTGTAGCCGATGATGTGGTCAGCTTCCGCAAAGAACGAGTTGATGTCAGTCATATCTGACTGAAAGACATTTCCTGACTTGTCCGAGTGGACACAGATTCTTGATAGTTCTGCGTGTGTAACTGAATCGTAAGCAATTCCACAGAAGCAAAACAGCTCGTCGTAAGTTTCAATATCGAAAAATGCAAGTTTCACTGCACTCTCCCAGTTAAGTGTTAGTTTGTTCTACGTGATGTTTTCACGCTAAATAAATATTGCATTTTTCCGGTCTATTTCTCTACATCCATCGTAAAATATACACCGTAAACATACATAAAAACCCCTATTTTTTCTAGGGGTTGTCTAATATAGGGTTGAAGATAAACGGCCCGTTTTGCGTGATTCTGTTAGATCATTGAGCCAAAATTTCTACATCGTAAATCTGTAATTTGTGCAAGGCAGACGTTCCAACTTCGGCTAGGATGGAGTTGCCGCTACCGACATTACGCCACTCCACGACCTTGTTGTTTTCACCGGCTTTTCCAAGTTTCCTGTAATGTGGCTGGCTGAACGTCAGTCCTCGGTTGGTCGAGAGTGCAATGTAGATTTCGATATTGCAGTCAGCGTCCTTGTTAGCTTGTTCCAAGAAGTCGTCGGCATAGCGGCCAGTGTCCATCGTTATTGATATACGTCTGAATATCACACGCTTCTGGAACTGCGTGAAGCCGTCCCTGATGTAGCGATGTATTCGATTACCGTTGCTGGTCAGTCTGATGTTCTCGTCAAACTCAAGGATGTCTCCATAGATACTTGCCGCAAGTTCGCCGTAGATGGAGCAAGCTACCGGATTGCTTTCCTCACGTGGAGGCTTCCAGCTAGACCAACGACCCTCCCTGAACAAGAAGCCGGAGCTTTCGTTTTGGCGAACGAACAAGTAGTTTTCGTGACGCTGCGTAATGATTTGCAAGTCAAGCGGTGTCCCAAGCCTCCGTTCAATTTCTGGAGTGCTAATCTTTGCGAACCCGTCAGTGAACATCCCAATCCCTTCATGACCACAAGCATCCTTGCAGATTATGAATAACGTATCTTGAATGATAAGCGGAGAGCGACCGCCTATGTGTATGACTTGCGTTGTGTTACTTTGTATAGGACTGTCCTCTTGACCAGTGCGACCCCATACTTCGATGGAGTGAGTGTTGATAAAGTAAAGCTGTCCCTTGAAACTTGCGATGTCTACAAGTTTGTCCGCACTGTTCGTCGAGGAGTACCAAGAGTTCCATAACGGGAAGCCGCTTTCCTGATAGGTCGGGCACTTGTCCACTGACCTAAAGAAATAGGCAGGGTCAGTACGGCTAATCCAGACAGTGTTACGTTCGCTGCTACGCATCACAAGTTTGTTGTCGAACCAGCAAATGCTTGCAGCGTAGGAAATCCCGTCAGCGTCCACATCGTAGGAGTCTGGATGGATGTTCTTGAACTTGTCAAAAACGTTCGGGTACACTATGCCGTCACGGGGAGTTCCTGTTTCAGCACCGGGGACTGCCATTCCGGGGAGCACTTGCATATTCACGACAAACGGGTCTCTCGTGATGTCGCCGCTCGGATTGGAAGTCGTGTTCCACATATAGATGTACTGTCCGTCGCACATGAACACGACAGTAGGCTTGATACCGGACTCGCAGAAAGTAATCTTGCCGTCACTCAAGGTCTGGAAAATATGGAACGACTCGCCATACCAGCACTGCATTTTCACCGGTGCAGTATAGTCGGTCTTGTCGGAGTTGAGCTTCGATACCCACAGCGAGCGGCCCGACACGATGTAGATATTGTCTTCCGAATCCTTGAAGCATCCACGGAACTTACCCTTGACCGGATCGTCAAGCAGGAACTTAACCTTGTCGCCAACACGGTCGAGACAAGTGTCGCCCATCGGGAGCATGTTCATGTACTCGCTGACAGCGAGGCCGTCGTGGTATTCCACGATACCGTTAAACTTACCCATAGAAACCTCCGCTGTAACCTCTCGGCCCTACCCTGAACCCTCCGCCGTTACGGAGAGTTTCGCCGATGAGTCTGGGTACGTCAGCCTTGTGTTCCACGGTCGTCTTGTTCTTCAAGAGCGACTGGTAGTAGATGCCGGTGTTCTTGTCCAAGTTGTCCGCTCCGTCTATGTTGTAGAAGTGGGCCAACCTTGCCGCAAGTCTTGAGACGATGTACGGCCTGAATTTCTCCGGTGCGATAAGCTCGCCCTGCCACGGGTGAGGTTCTTCGTATGAGTTTATAATCTGTATAGGTACTGGAACTACCAGCAAGGCCTCGGAGTTGCCATAGCTAGGTGTGAAACGTACACGGAATTTCTTTGTGTAGCCCTCGACCATATAGACGAGCTGGCAGTGGCGGTACTGTGCGGAGACGAACTCTCCGGCCTTTTTCGGTTCAAGTCTAGCTCCGTCATAGGCACGATAGACTTCCTCTACCCACATCGGAGGGAACGGTACATTGTAGAACGGGTGAACTCTCACGCCGCTCGGCACAATCTCGCTGCCGCTCTCGATTTCTATGAGCTTCCAGTCGTCAGTCCAGATTGCGATGTTCCTTGGATTCCCAACGCTGTCGGTCGGCCATTGGTCAGTGTGCTGCAAGTTCGGCGGATTTCCGGGAATACCAGTACATAAGCCCATGTTGATTAGGAGCTGTGCAAGATTGGAATACACTTGGTAGTCTTGGCCAGCATAGGTAATCGTGAACGGCTGCAAGAGCTGTTGGGAAGTGAGCGGTACTGTCCCGTAGATTTCGTTCGGGTACTCCGGCGGAGGGCACATCAGGTCGATGACACCGTTCACTGGATGCAGTCGTGCGATGGCCTCGGTGATGTCAAGGTCTCTGTCGCAGTTCATGCTTGTTACAATTTCTTTACGGAGAAATGTCGAAGCGATTGCCTGCACATCTTCCGGCACTTCATCGATGTTAAAGGACGGCACTGCTCCGCTCGCAAGTGCGGCCTCATTGACAATATCCATTACCTGCATACTTCGGTCTCCCATAGTTAGGTCTCATCAAGTTGCACTGTTCACCGGATTTCTGGGTCTTCCTAGTGTCCGGCAGCTTGATTAGCCAAGTCAATCCCTGCACAACAGCGTCAACGATGTCGTCGTGCTTGCCGTGAGGGAACTGTGTAAACTGGCTCTGAATCTCTCCCCACACAAGTCCGTGGGTTGAGAAGTTCACGTCCCCAGCGTCAAAAAGATACTTAACAACGATAGCTCTTTCAACCTTGTCCTTCGTCGGAGTGGCTTCCAAGATGCCGCTCATTTCCTTGCGGAGAAGCTGGATTGCCGCCAGTCCGTTCGCCTTGTTCTCGATAAGCACCGGAACGGAATTTCCCCATCGAGATCTCACTTCCTTAATCTTGTTCATGAGCACGGTGATATCGGCATGGAAGTTCTGGACTTCGAGGACGTAGTAGCGTGGGCCTATCCTGCCACAGACCGCGATTGCATTGAAGTCGTTGCCTATGTCGCCCTTGCCAGCGGCATCCACGCTGATGACAAGACGCATGGCAGCGGTGGCCGGTCTTGTGAGCGAGAAAAGCAACTGGTCTTTCTTGAACATCTTGCCAATGTCGTCGAGCGGAGTTTGCAAGTATTGGGCGTTGTAGGTGAACGGGTCGGACTTGTACTTGTCAATTTCTGACACTGGCAAGCGTTCCGGGCAGATACTTTCGCCGTTCTCCTTGATGGCAGGGAACTTGTATTGAATCCAGTGTTCCTCTGTATCTGCAAGTAGGCATCCGGTCAAGTCTTGGCTGGCCACACGCTGCTGGATGACGAGAATCGGGACTGACGGCAAGTCGATACGGTTGCGTATGGTGGACTTGAACACTTGCCAGCGACGTGCTAGGATTGTAGCACTGATACGGTCTTGAGGCTTGTTCGGGTCATCAAGCACGAGCAGTGTCTTACAACCGGAACCAGTCACGTTGGAGTTCGTCCCACGTGCAAGGATCATGCCGCCAGCTCGGTTAGTCCATTCTTTCTTGCCGTTCGCTTGGGTAAGCGGCTTGAGGTCGGGAATGTCGAAATACTTGGAGAGCCATACAAGTATCTCCTTGATTTCACGGTTCTTTCTCGCTACAAGGGCCTCGTCATACGAACAGTAGATGACTGTCGAACTTGGGTCTTTGAGGAACAGCCAGCAGATGTAGAGTTTCGTTAGGTCAGTCTTGCCGATACGGGGCGGTGCATTGATGATGACTCGCAGCAAGTTCGGCAAGTCGAGCAGTATGCTTGCAAGTTCCTTGTGGAACTCGTACCATACGAACGCTCGCTTGTAGATGTGCATAAAGATGAACCCCACGAAGAAAGCGAAGTTCTCTAAGCACATCTGGTATTCCAAGTCTTTCTGTGTCATTCTGATTTCTCGTCAATCACTTCCACACCGCTTGCCCACTCGAATCTGGATGCACTTCTCGAAAGCGTACCCTTCATAGTCTTTGCATAGCAACCATAGAAGAAGTCGTTGTCATCGTTTTCAGTCACGGCCATTGTCGCACCGTTAGCCCCGGAACTCCAAGCCATCGAAGTGTAGTCGGCATTGAAGCACATGACGAGCAGTCCGTATTCATTATCCGGTCTAGCCTTGGTGAAAGCGTCGAACTCGAAAATGAACTCTTGTGTAGCACCGTCAGCGATAACGTCGCTCATATCAAGGACAAGCTTCGTTCCGTTCAGTTGTCCTAAACTTGCCCAAGGCCAGCCGTCGTTCCAGCCGCCTTCCGCCTTGTACACGATAAACGGAATATTGATATGGATTCGATTCTGGGTAGCAGCAGTCCTGTGCAACTTCACAAAGTATGCGACTCCACCATCGTTAGTCCCTTTCAACGCTCCAGTAATCTTGATGTATTCGTCAGGCTTTGTCCTTGCCACAGGATAGATGACAGTTACGTTGTTACCAACTTTAGCCACTATGAACTCGTTATGCTTGCCAGCCAGCAACAGTACGTCAACAGGAGTGCCACCGCCTACCGGATGGAACGTGAGTTGCACGTCGCTCACTCCGTTATTATAAACGTAGCCACGGATTATCTTGTTCGTGTACTCGTCAATCCTAACATTGATGTGCTGGTTCACAGTGCCAACAATCGTGGACATCTGACCATACAACTTCTGTTCGGCAGTGGTATTGGCCAAAGTCATCGTACTGAACGGCGAAGTCGCATCTAGGGTCTGTGTGACTTGGACAATGGAGTTTGGAGCTACGTACAGTTCCACGAGCGAGAAGTTTCCGACAAAGCCAATCGGAACAGCCACGCCGTTGGTCATGCACTGGAACCACATTCCGTCATCTGCACTCGGATAGTGCTTGAAGTTCCGTAACCACAAGAGCATCCTGCGTGTTTTCGTGACCGACGACTGCAAGTAAATCATGTTTTCGCTGCCACTATACGAATCTTTAACCTCGATTTGCAACACATCAGGAGTGTAGTCGTCAATAACGAGTGGATGGGCTTGATCATTCTCAATGGAAGTGTCATCGAACACTGCATTGTGGGCCAGTCCAACCTTTTCCAAGCTAGGCGTTTCGTTATACTGGGCAGCGGCATAGAGTGCCATAAGTTTGCCGTGTTCGCTGTCGCTGGGGTCAAGCACTGCAAGTGTATTCGAACCGTTGGTGATTGCAAGTCGCCACGGAGTCTGGTTTCTCACGCACACAATCTGTGCTACACGGCCACTTGCCGGAATGAGCTGGATAGCCCACGGAGTGTTACGCTTTTCGTTATGTTCGCACACCCACTGACCATCTACAACAGACCAGCCGTCAGGGTGAACACCGTCCTGTGCTTGGATGGTGATGGTCTTTGCATACTTATCGACTTGAACTGAGTCGATTTTCTGTTCCATAGTCACAATCTGTTCCACTTCCATCCATTCATTGATGGCAGGGCGGTTGGTCAGTTCATTGTAGTCAAGGATGTGGTCGTTCGGGCTGTTCGCACTCCACTTTTCTTCAAGGTCGTCGTCCGGGCTTGTCGGTGTACGCAAGCCGAGGAGTCGTCCGTCGTTTACCGGAGTGTCGTCGTCCACGCACACTTGCCAAGTCGTCTCGTTGCCGTCAGCGAGAGTGCACTTGATGAGAGCGTCTTCCTCTAAGAAAATGCCCACGCTATAAATAGTGCCGTTCGTGTCACAGAAATACCCACGGGAGTTCGTCTTGACTTCGAAGCGGTCGGGCGTTCCGTTCTTTCCAACCTTGAACTTGATTTGCGTCGTTCCGTCAGCGAGCTTGTACGCCTTGACAGTAGCGTTCGGGTACGGGATTCTGTGAGTGTCGCAGAGCGAAAGGGTCTTTGCCATTACTTCTTCTCCTTGTTAGGAATTGCTTCGTAAGTGTAAGGTACTACACCGCTAATATAGCTTGAAAGCGGCGTTGCGTTCTGGATGAGCGTGCCGCCAAGTATCTGTGCCTTGCGTCCAACACCCTTGAACGGTACGAACTGCGTGCGGTCTTGCTCGGTGAACACGTCCTGCCCGTATCTGCGGTGTGCAGTCTTGTTCGCTTCCGCTCGCATATCGGACTGGGCCTTTGTTTCAGGAACGAACTTTCCGCCTTGACGAGTGCCGTAAGCCAAGTTGTCATCATCGTAGAGACGGAGCAGCCCACGGTTTCCCGGAACTTTCTCGCCGTACTTGGTCTCGCCTTTCCAGCGTCTCTTTTCAGCGGCGATTTCAGAACCACGCATTTCAACCGGTTCTCCAGTGAAATACTGGCTGTATTCGTTGCCACGCTCACGGGTCTTCTTCGCCACGCTCCAGAGTTCGTTCTTTTCTTCGGGCGACCACCCCTCGAACTCCGGATTGGAGTCGAAGTAGTAGCTCTTGAGTTCTTCATCGGCCTTTTCACGGGCCATCGGAGTAGCTTTCTTGTCACGGGTAGTGAGGTATTCAGCCTTTTTGCCCTTGCCACGCTTGAGAGTGTTGCCCTTGCCGTCATAGACTATTTCCGTAACCTTGCCAGCCGGAGCGTCGGAGACGAGCGGTATGCCCTTCTCGTCAACAAGTTCGGGGAACGATCCACGGATTGCGGCTTCGTTCGGGTACGCCTTGTGGTACTTGTCGAAAGCGTCATCCAGATAGTAGCTGTATATACCTTCCTTGCCAACCCTGCCCTTGCCCTGCTTGAGCAAGTCTTTCTGTTTCTGTGCAGCGTTCTTCATGGCGAGCATGTCGCCACGGGTCACGAGGTCGGGCTGCGTTCCTCCAAGTTTAAGCTTCAAGTCGCCATAAGGTACATGACGCACTGCCGGACGACCGGAAAGTATGCCAGCCGCAGCACCAATCGCAGCGTCAGTTCCGGTCATCGGGTAGTCAGCCGTCCCCTTGCCGGTGGCCTTTTCGACTCCTGCGTTCACGGCCCTGTCGAACAAGTAATCCGCCGCACCGCCGAGAGCCGAACCGGCGTAAGCACCGCCCTTCGAGCCAGCGTTGAACAGGAACGGGATTCTGCCTCCCACGTTAGCACCAATCTTCGCACCGACAATCGGAGCTGCCATCCCTGCACCGTGCATCGCCGCATCCACTGCCGCACGTCCAGCCACTTCTCCCGGAGTCGTCTTGTTCCAGCTTTCTTGGTCGAACAGGACGGAACTCACCGCCGGAGCTACCATGTTACCGGCAAGCGTAGCAAGTTCGCTCGGCCTTGCGAACTCCTCCTTATCGTAAAGGATGTTCTTGTTCTTCTCTATCTGTGACTTGACCAAATCTTCGTAAGTGGGATTGCCGCTTTCGTAGTCGAAGTCAGGCAGGAAGTGGTTACGCATCGCATTGATATAGCGAGGGTTGGGCTTGGACAAGTCATCTTTCATAACATCCATCAGCCTGTCGTGGAGTGCCATCATCAACGGGCGTTCAAACTCCCTCCCGATACCGTTCTGCGAGTTGGTAATCGCATCGGCCAGTGCATCGGTCGTGGGATAGAAAGCCTCGTCCTCTCCGGCTTCCACCTGCTTGCCGTGACGGAGCGTGTACAAATGGTTCTTCCACTTGTTCGTGTCATCGAGGAACTGCTGGCTTGCAGCGTTGTACATTTCCGGGTCACTGGATGCAAGCAAGTTACCGGCTTCCGTCGGTTCGAGCCAGATGTGGCCATCACGGGCATCCTTGTACGGAGTGAACAGGTCGGACTTGGGACGCTGTGCGAGTCCCTGAATCCAACCATATTCCTTGTCCTTGGCCCAATCTTCGTCAGTGTTATACATCGACAGTCTGGCATTGACCATTTCGTCGATGAGTCCTTCCAGCCACGGGTACTGTTGAAGCATATACTCCGGTGTACGGAGCGTCGGGTTATGTTTCGGGTCTTCACTGGCCTTGTCGAAAGTTTTTCCGAGAATTGCTCTCTGTGCATTGGCTTGCTGAGCAGTGTACGGGAGCTTTCTACGGTAGCTGTCAGTTCTGAACGGGGTATCACTCATAGCTTATCTCCTTACATTTCCACCAGCACCACCACGACCGATGTTCATAGGGTCACGGACTGGTTTCGGAAGCGGTGTGGTAGCAAGTGTAGCATTTTGCATAACCTTGGCAGTCTTATCTGTGTTCTGCCATTGTGCAAGATGCTGGCCCAAGTTCTTGTCAATGTTTCTAGGCGTGACTCCCCAACCCCACAGCAGTCCAAGTCTCGGCATCTTCGCTTCATACTTGGACTTGTAGATGTTGTACTGGTCAAGTGCCATATTCCAGACCGCTTGCCTATCCACATTGGCGTTCTGCATGACATACTCTTGGAAAGCGTCACGGGCGTTCTTGTAAGAGCTGACAGCGGCAGTCACATCGTTCGGGATGTTCTCCTGATTCTTGATGAGCGTCAGGTATGCAAGCACGGCGGCGTTCATAAGTCCGCTCACCTTTGCGTTCGGAACATACTTGCCAGTGGCCGGGTCGAGTTCGCTCATGCTTTCGTGGTTGTTCGCCATGTTCATCAGTTCATTGAATGTCTGCACAGTCTGGGATGCACTGTAATCGCCCTTTGCGGCGAGTGCATGGAGCTGTGCCATAGCGTTCACGTTGAAGAACTTGGACATGAACGTGTCGAACACTGCACGGTCAGCTTGAGGCATAGTTTCCACCTGTGCACGTACCTTTTCAGCATCGGCGATTGCACCCTTGCTCTGTGCCCAGTTGATGATGACATATTCTGACATCTTGTCGAACTCCGCACGGGCTTCGGGACGGTTGAGCCAGTCTGGGTCATCTGCGATATGCTTCTGAATCTGCTCCATCCATCCACCGAGCCAGTCGAGTTTCTCACGGTCATCGGAGAGCGACTTCTGGAAGCCCTGCGAGAATCCGCCCGGATTGATACTGGGTGGGGTAAGTGTGTTCGGGTTGAAGCCCTCCGCTTCGTACTCATCACGGAGTGCCTGTGCCCTCTGGTAGAACAAGTTAATGAGAGCGTCATCGCCTACATAGCGGCCAGCGTTCCAGTCACGCAAGAGCTTGTCCCATTCCCCTGTAAGCGTCCTGCGTTTCTGTTCGTTAGCTCGAAGCTGCTGTCCCATCGTGGCTCCCATCATCTGCTTTTCAGCGTTGGCCATAGCAGTGACATTTTCGAGGTTCTCTCTGGAGACACCAACGAGACCGTGCTGCAAGTAGTGATTCCACTTCTGGCCATACGGAACGTCGTCCCATCCCATAATCGCTTGGAGTAACGAGCGGTGGGAGTCGGTCGGGTCTTCTTTCGGTGCGACTTCCTTGTTTCCCCACACTCCGAACGGGTCGCCTTGAGGAACGCTCGGTGCAGCTTCGGACTGCGGAGGAGTGTAGGTTTCACCAAACGGCACGGACTTTTCTTCCGGTGCTTGAGGCAGCGGAGTCTGTACCACAGCGTTTTTCTTCTTGCCAGTGCGTTTCGTCGGCTTCTTTTCAACCGGCTGGGTCGGAGCATCCAGTTTAACGGAGGGGTCGTCCTTGATGGCGAACCCGTCCTCGTCAACTTGCGGTGCTTCGTAAGGTTTCAGCACTTGCGGTGCATCGAAGTTGACATTATAGTTAGGAGCTTGAATCGGGTCGATGTTGGGGTTCTGCTGGTTAGGCAAGTCCCTTGGAGGGAGTTCAGGCTGACGGGTCGGTTCACGGGTAGAAACGGCTTGAGGCATTGCCGGAGTGTCGTTACGATTGGATTCCAGCTCTGCAATAGATAACTTGTACGGAATCATCGCCATGGTCAGTCTCCAGTTTTCTTGCCGTCGGTCTGCTGTCTCATACCCTCCGCAGCTTCTAGGGCCTTGGCGAACTCCGCTGCGTCCTGCATGACTTGCAGTTCCACCGCCATGTCAGGCGTAAGTCCGAAAGTTCCTCTGATGGAGTCTGCCTTGGCTATGTCGCCCATGTCCTTGTTTTCAGTGATGGACTTGTCCACTGCGGTTTTCACGTCATCACCGGTAACTCCTGCACCGCTGTTCCTCGCAAGCATATCAGCGGTAGGCTCGGTCTCGTCCTTACCATCGAAGAAGCCCTTTGGAAACCACGGGAGTTCGTTGAGGAAAGTGGCAAACTTCTCGATTTTCTGAATCGGTCTTTCTTCCTTTTCCTCGCCAGGGATATGCTGTGCATAGTTGGGAGTGCTAAATTCTCTGATACCTACTGCCATATTTCCTCCTTAAAGAATCGTGTTTTTCTGCCCTGCGAGCTGCATATCCGCTTGCGTCATACCGGTGTTGGCGGCGTAACGCTGCATGGCACGGTCGTTCTGCAAGTTGAGCAAGTCCTGTACCGGCTGGTTATCCGCAGTGAGCCGCTGGCCTGCCATGTTTGCGGACTGGCCTGCACTCTGTCCTAAGCTCGTGGCTACGTTCAAGTTGTTCTGTGCGTCAGTCAGCGAGTTCTGGAACGCCTGCTGCCACAAGTTGCCAGCTTGATTAGCTACCGCAGTACTAATGTCCTTGTTCGTCGCCGAACTCTGGAGAGCAGCACCGGCCCCGCCCTGCATCGTCTGCATGGTTCTGTCGAGCATCTGCTGCATCATCGGGTTCATGTAGTCGTTGACGTTCTCGATACCGGCGTTTTGCTGGCCAAGTGCGATGTCCCCTGCCTTGGAAGTGTTCTTCTGTGCAGTAGTCATCGTCTTGTCGTAGGCATCGAGATTAGTCCCCAAGTCACGACCCTGCGATGCAGTCGCAAGAGCGTTGAGGCTACCGGCCAAGTCGGAATCCAGTTGGGAGTTCGCTTTCTTCTGGCCTTCCACCATAGCGTTATGAGCACGGTCTGCCGCACCGGAGTCCGTGAGACCGAGTGCATCGGTCACGCCGCTGATTGCTGATTTTACCCATCCTGCCATTAGTACACTCCATATCCACGGTTGATGCTGTTGGCGATAGCGGAGCGGTCGTCGTTACCGATTTCCAGTCCGTTACGCATGTCTGCCATGTTCTGCTGGCCCTGCTGGTAAGCGTTGGCCATATTGTTAGTCGCTTGTTGGGCGTTGCCGTTCTTGTCCTGCAAGGCCTTGAGAGCTGTTCCTAAGATTGCTTGCCACATAGTTTCTCCTTATGCGTCATTGAAAGTTGTCACTGCCGGACGCGGTGCTGGGGCGGTAGTGTTCACGGTCTGCTTTGCCGCCTGTTGCTGGTGAGGCACGACTTGCTGGAACGGGATCGAGTTGTCAGGCTGCGAGACGGGTGCAGAGCCTTGGGAAGTTTCTGCAAGCGAGTTCTCGACGGACTTTGCGTTCTCGTCCGCAAACAAGTTCAGTGCGTTGTTTATGCGTTCGTCCGAAATGAGCGGAGTGGATTCCGTCTTGATGTCGTTTAGGATCTTGATTGCACCGTCGTAGTCGTTCTTCTGCAAGCAGTCGTTGAGGATTGCCATGTAGGCTTCCTGAGTCTGCTTCTGTTCTTCGACCCACTGTTTCTGTGCAATTTCCAAGCGTTTCGTCCTTTCGGTCTGGTCGATAAATTCTTTCTGACGTTCGAGACGCTGCGTAGCTTGCAAGCGGAGAAGTGCGATTTGCTTGTTCTGCTGCTCGATGGTCTTGTTGAGTTGCTGGACTGTCTGTTGCAACTGGATGACTTGCGGAGACTTGAACGGGTCTTGCTGGAAGCTTTCGGCCAGTTGCTCCTTGACAGACTTCGGGAGGTCTGCAATCGCAAGCATCTGGATGACGAACCCCTGCGTGTTCATATTGCCCTCTTTGGCAAGCTGATACAGGCCGGCAAGTTCTTTCTTTTCCTTTTCACGATGGACACTCTCGATGAACCCACCGAGTATTACAACCTTGTCCTTAATCCCATTGATAAGCATATTGATGACACGATACACTTCCTCGATGGAGTCAGCCATGCGGCTCAAGTAGAGATTTGCGATTGCGTCCTTGACTTCGTTACGAGCGATGACTTCTTCACGAGTTGCCGCTTCCGAACCGGATGCGACAGTAGGGCCGAGCATATCGCCGACCACACCTTTCCACAGTGTAAAGGCATTGATGAGGAACTGGTTATCGTGTTCGAGAATCTGCACCGGAGGGATGTCGTTGCCGTTGGAGTCCACATTATCGACTTCACGGGTTCCGCTGTTCTTCCAGCCCTCCTTGTGGTTGGCGATAGCGTCACTGCGTACGATGTAGTTGTCGTCAGTCTGCGTGGCAGTACGGGTCTGAATCTTCGTGGCCGCAAGTGCCATAGCTTTCATCACGCTGCCCATCTGATAGTAGATGCCACGGTAATGATAACGCTTGTCTGCAAGTTCGATACGCTCACCCACAAAGCGTATGACCGGAAGCCTGTCCACGTTCGGGAGTTCGTAGGCCGTGGGCTTGTTCGGGTCAGTGTCGTAGTAGTCCATCCAGAACTTCCCATCCTTGTCCTTGTGGTAATGGGTCACTTTGACACGCTCACTGCCGGAATCGAAGTCCACATAGGTAGAGAGGAAGCTGCAATCAAGCAGCTCTTCGCCCTCCACTTTCGGGACGACTTCGAACACGAGAATTTCAGTAGCGTCCGCAAGCGTCGGGTCGTCCCCGTTGTACATGATGTAACGGGAGTCGATAGGCTTGACGACTGGGTTGCCGTCCTTGACACCGACTGCCACGAAAGCATAACCGTCGTTGAGCACATCCATATAGGTCTCGACAAACTGCGAGTCCAGTCTGGCGTTGATGCCCATTTCCGCTAGGTCGTCTGCTTGCGGACGGTAAGGAGCGGAGCTTAGTTTCGATACTTGAGTAGTGATGAAAGTGCGGACGATGTTCACGATGACAAGCGGATCATCTGAGATTGTCGCCCAAGTCGCATAGTCCTTGTCGCCCAAGTTACCGGCGGCGAGGGAACGGCTGATATCGAGTGCAGTGCGGTCGAACTGCTTATAAGATAATTTGGAGTTGAATTTGTTTAAGACTTCTCGGAGGTCGTATTTGGGCATACCAAGAACTTCTCCATCAGGCTTGTTTTGACATCTTCGATGTCCTCTGAACGAAGTTCAGGTTCTGTTCCACTGGTGTTGTTAATCTTGTTGATAAGGGCCATCGCCTTTACCTGCACACCGGACTTTGTACGGGAGTCGTCGATTGTCTCTTGGAGTATGTCGATGACTTCCTTTGCCGGAATAGCTGAAATGTCGTACAGCAGCTTGCACGCCTCGACCCTCGTAGGAGCTGGGCTGTCCGAGTTACGGGCTATGTCAATCAGTGTAGCGGTGTTCTTGCTATCGAGCATACGATAAATATACTTTATTTCGACTCAAGTGTGACAAGCTCTTTGGTAGTTTTTTGGCCGTAGGAGTCCTCCGACACTGCGGAGAATACCACTTGTTTCTTCTGCGGATAGATGTCCACTTTCAAGAAAAACAGCTCCAGTGTTATATGTTCGTCCACTCCCAGAGGTTCGCCCTTGGAGTTGTTAAGCACTTGCTGGCACGAGAAGTTCCCTTGCAGTGCACGTGAGAGTTCTTCATGAGAGTACTGGCCTGACAGTTTCATACTGACTTTCCTTTGGTTACAAAAAAAAGCCCACTGGCCAGATGACGAACTGACCAATGGGCTTCCCAATGAACCACTTAACAGGGGTTATGCTTCTTCTTCATCTTTCGGATTCTCAATCAAGTCATCCGGCTGATAAGTCTTGATGCTGACGATGCCAGTTTCTTCGTCCTTTTCCTTGTTCTTGACAAGGGTGAGGTAAACGAGCTTGCCGTAAGCACCGACCTTTTTATACGGAGCGAAAGTCTCCGTACCATCCGGCAACTTGGTCTTGCCAGTGTAAACGATGTCCATAACGGAAGCGTCGTCGCTGGCCTTGATACGGGTGATGTTGGAATACTTCCCGTCCTTGGAGCGTTCAAGGAAAATCTTGAGCGGCGTAGTCCAGAGCTTGCCACCATCTTCGTCGTCAGTGAGGAACGCTTCGAGGTTCGCAAATCCCACGAACAAGTGGGCCATCTTGGACTTCTCGTTGTAGGAAATGCTAATCCAGCTCGTCCACTTGCGGACAACGGTGAGTTCGCCATCCGAGTTCTTGACACGGCCAGCAAGGAGGAAGCGGACGGACGGAACGGGCTTGTCGCTCTTGCTGAACTTATTGGGCGGCAGGGAGGCCACCTGATAAGAGGCAATGCAAGCGGACACGTATTCGTCCACGGGGAAGTTTACAAATTCAATAGGATTTGCGAGTGCGGATTTCTTATTTTCAGCCATTTAATAACTCCTTTAGTTGATGTTAGGCTATAAGTTGATTCTCCATATACACACAATATAGTTGCTTTATTTCGTTTTGTCCACTACGCCGGAAGCAATTTCATTGAAAATCTTGATACGCTCGCCCATCGTCTTGTCAAGTTCATCGAAGAGATTCTTCTGCTTCGTGAGCTTGCGGATCATGTTGTATCCTCCGATGATGGCTGCCGTGTTGAGGAGCAGCTTGCCAATCTTGGCGGAGGAGTTCTGGATGCGTTTGCGGTCTGCTTCAAGCTTGCCAGCGAGGACAAGTGCGGGATTCTTTTTCATATTTTTTACCTCTTGTTGAGTGTTGGACTTGCGAACCCTATGTTCGCTAAGTATCGGATAGACCGGACTCGAACCGGTGTCAAGGCCGTCGCAATATGCAAGTGCGAACGGGACTCGCTACGACGCTTGCAGTCGTCGTCGAGCTGCCGCAACCACTGGGCTACTATCCGTGGTGAACCCTCGGTGCAAGTAAAGGGACTTGGATGTTTGGCATAACTGCACCGAGGGGTGTGGCGTTATTGCCAGCTTACAGTTTAATCGTCCAAGTGAAGCATCATCCTAAACAGTGGAATACCGAACAATATAAACAGTATAGTTCCCACTGTCAGGATGATGTCCCAGATTACGATGGAACAGCAAGACCAAGTAAACGGACCTGCAATGACCGGCCACACTGCAAACGCACCCACTCCGGAAAAGTGGAGAATGATTGCCACGAGCGTCCAGATTGCGGCGAACACTGTCATACAACCGATTTTCATGCTGCCTCCTTACACCGTGTACTTGACGTAGCGTGAACCAGCTCCGGTCTTCAAGCACTCGTTGTAGATGTCAGGGTACTTGAGCTTGAGCTTGTCCTTGTCCACGGAGACGCTGCCCTTGCGTTCCACCCAGCTTGCGAACGTGCGACCGTCAGGGCGGTAGAGCCTGCAAGCGTCCACCATCTTGTACTGGATGGAGTTCTTGAACGCCTCGAACTCTTCCGTCGCCCTGTCAGCGGCTTCCTTGAGTGCCTTGAACTTAGTCACTTCCTCGTCAGTCACTTCCTTTGCAGGGCCGGAGTGTCCGGTCTGTCCAGCCATCGCAGCGATGGTTTCCTTGTCCGCAGCGGTGAAGCCGAGCGATGCCGGTGCTTGCTTGAGCTGGATGCAGTCCCAGACACGGAAGCACTTGTCGAGCATCTTGCCGACGAACACCGGATTGAAGTCCACCACTTTCTCGAACCACTGGTGTCCGCAGATAAGCACGGAAAAGTACGCCTTGCGGATGCCAGTGACGTACATCTGCCACTGCACTTGGGCATAGTAACGGTCGGGAATCGGATTCCACTTGGCGGAGTTCTGTCCAGTCTTGCACTCGATGATGACCGGATTGCCGTCAGCGTCGAACGCTTGAGCGTCAAGGGAACACTTGGCCCACTCACGCTGATACAAGCGACCTTGCGTGCACAGGCGGAAGTCGGGATGCTGTTCCATGAACTTTGCCACGAGCAAGTCTTCGATACGATGACCCCACTCCATGAAGCCGTCAGGGTCAGACTGGTCGTCCTTGACAAGACCGAGCTTCTTGCCGTACACAGTCATAGGACTGTTGTGGGAGTCCGGAATCATAATGCTTGCGGCTTCGGTTGCAGTGATTCCCTGCTTACGCCATTCAAGCCACTTGTCAGTTCCCTGCTCCGGAGCGTCCTTGACTTCGTAGGTGAAATCAGCGTCGGCTGCAAGTACGGGGTCGCACGGGAACATCCTGCCAGCGTTGTCGGCACGGCCAAAGCAGTCGAGTTCCATCGTGAGGAGCTGACCGTGGAGGTCTGTGGTCTGCAACTGGATTTCCTTTTCAGCGTCGAGACCGCAGTGAGGTGTCTGGGGTATTTCGTCCCTGACCGGATTGGCCAGCGGATGAGGCTTAACATCAGTGTCATGAGTCATACTCTGTTCCTTGTTGTGATAGTCCACTACGATTTTGGTAGAGCCGCAAGACGGGCAGAAGCGGTAGGCCCCGTCCCCGTACACTGTCTCGGCTTTTACCTTGGCATCGCAGTTGAGGCAGTCGATTTCAACTTTAGGCATCGGCCAGCTCCTGCTTCACGGACTTGTCGAGGCCCAGCTTGATGTCGCAGAGTTCGACCATCTTGCTTGCCTTGCAGTTGGTGTAGCGGCGTTCAGTCCTGAACGGGGCGGTGCGGACAGTGCAGTCGTAGTCCTTGGTGTTCGGTTCTTCGGCAGCACCGACGAGGTAGCCTACGGACTGGCTCGTGCCGTTATTGTAGAACACCTTGGGGCAGCACTCCTCATTGAGCAGAGCGGCATAATCGTATTCGCAAACGAAGCTGTCGTCGGAGCAAGTGTTGATGCGGAGCACCTTATACTTGGTTTCGTTGCCGTCGAAGCTGAATCCCACGAGGAAGCCGAATGCGAAGTTGGCCGGATGCAGGTCGTCGTCGAGATTTGCCTTGTCCCACACAGCGACGAGGGCGTGCTTCTGAACAAGGTCAGCGTCGAGACCGACGGGAGCACCGATGGCCTTGGAGAGTTTGTTGAACGAGGTGTACTTATTGAGAGCTTCAAACTGGAAGTTCATAGTCTATCCTTTGTTGATTGTTGAGTTAATTTCACACCACTCGTCATAGACGAGCTTTACTTTCAGGAAGTTTTCTGGGTCGCCTCCCTTGTCAGGATGGTGAGTCATGACCCATTTCTTCCAAGCAGTCCTGATGTCCGACTGCATCGACAGACCGCCAAGCAGTTCACGAATCTTGTAGTCCACGGACTGATTGTCAGCGAGACACTTGCCCACGTTGTCGAGGAACGACTGGTTGTCGCTGCACACACGGAGCAAGTCATTGGCCACCACGACCTTCGACTTGTCAGTGAACGTAGCTTCGAACCTACCCCACGAGAAGTAGGTAAGCACATTGTCCTGACCAGTGGCACACATACGCCGCCAGAACAGGAACATTGACATAGGCTGCACTCGGTAGTGACGCTTGGTCAGTCCAATCATCATCGTCACGAACGGCACTGACTGGTTGGAGTCGAGGTCGAGGAACGCTTGCGAGGGAACGTCCAGCCACAGTGCACGGAGCTGGTTCACACGCTTGGTGTTGGCCACTGCCAGCTCGATCTTCTTGAACTCGGACTTGTACTTGGAGAGCAGTTCAGGGTGTTCCTTGAAGATTCCCCTGCACTCCCACAGCAAGTCGTCGAGCCGGTTGATTGCACTGGCCCTATCCACGGGAAGCCTCGTAGTCCAGTTCCTTGAGCTTGTCACGATACTGCTCGACATCGGCAAACATCTTCTTGAAGCGTCGGTCGATGGACTTGGCATAGTCGTAAGTCTTGCCGGCCTTTCGGGCCTCGTACTTCTTGAGGATTTCTTCGCCGACAATCAGCTTGCCCTGTGCCCAGAGTATTCTGAACAAGGGTTCGCTCCGGTCGAACAGCGGAAACTGCTTCTTGATTCTGGAACTGGTCATCGTGTTCAAGTGCTGGAAGCCGAGGGCTGCCGGATGACCGTGGGCCATGTAGCCCTCACGCACAGTGTCGGATGCTATCAAGTCACCGGCTTTCTTCTCCATAGCAGTCAGTGCCTGGGAAAGCTGCTCGGTGGTATGGACATCCATCACACTCTGAATGGCAGTCACAGTCTGAACCTGGGAAACTGCACTCTCCGATTGAGTCGAAGTCGTCATTTGGATTACTCCTGTTAAGTGTTAAATCGTTTACGTTCATTGGGTATCACCCTTTTATAGTGTTGCAATTTGGGGCGGTATAAACTACACAACAGAAAAAAAAAACATCGTAAAAATAGTATCGTCACCCCTAAAATCTTCTTTCTATTTTTGGATGAAAAAATTTTTGAAATTTTCGCCCGTGAAAATATATAAGATCCAAGATTGACGATACAATTTTCCAAGTACTTCTTACACTTGCATCAGTTGGAGCTGGGCAAGCATGGCTTTCTGTTCGTCAGGACTCATGCGAGCGAACGCTTTCTTGATGTGGAGAGCGTTATGACTGTCGTCCCTGTCAGCGAGGAACTGCTTGAGGGAATCGCCAAGTGCGAGTGCCGCCTTGACCTTTGCGTGTTCCATACCCATAAGCCTTGCGACGCTGTTCACAGTCACACGAGGTTCGGAGAGGAGGGACTTGGCGGATGCCACGAGCTTGTCGATGAGACACTGCTTTTCGGATTCGTCCAAGTCGTTCTCGAACCACTGTGCTCGGTTGGGCGTTGCCACCGGACGGTGAGCTACCGGCTCGGCGACGGGTTTGGGCTGTGTGGGTTCAGTAGGTACTGGTGTTACTCTAAGCGGTGATTGGGGAATTGTTTGTTTCATCATAAATAATACTCCTTATACAGTAATGTAGTAATTTATGTAGCGAATCCACTACGCAAATTGCTACTATTCAGTATATGAAAAGACAAGAATACTACGACGCACTGAAGAAACAGCACGAGGACTTCCGAGCCACGCCCAGATGGCAAGTGTTCCGCAAGTACATGCTCGCCAGCAGAAACCAGACATGCGAGTTCTGCGGCAAGAAGTACAAGCGGACGGAGTTCCTCGATGTCCACCACAAGTACAGGACTGACTATGAGAACTTGGGCGAGAGCAGGTTTATGCTGCTCTGCAAGACTTGTCATCAGTTCCTGCACAAGAAGTCGGGGACACCGCTGCTTGGCCAGTACACCGAACAAGTTGATTAACGCCAGAAGAACAGCATGTAGAATATGATTGCTGTCCCCACTATCGCTCCGATGATGCAGCCGCACATACCTTGCCTCCGTGAGTTGGATCGATGAGTATCTCGCCTTTCTTGTCCACTTCACGGGCAAGGCTGAACGAAGCTTCGAGCTGACGCATGAACTTGACATCAGTATAGAGAAGACACTCACCATCGACTTCCGTACCGACACGGTGAAGCTTCTCCGAGAGCCTGCGGAGTCTGTGGAGACTTCCCTGCAAGCGGTCAGCCTTGAACTGCTCGGCGATGTCGTCGGGTAAGTAGATTGCTACAATCATGTTACGCCTCCTTTGGGAACTGGGACTTGACAGTCTGCATCTTTTCAGCTACGAGATTGTCGAGGTCACCGTAAGTGTTATCTTTGGTGAGGTACACTGCGTCGATTGCATCCAGCAGAGTGAGGATTGCAGTCCACTGGTGCGGGTCGGGCGGCCTGCTTGCGTGCTTGGTAAGCAAAGAGGAGTGACCGACTTCGAAGTGTCGAGGTGTAAGTACGCACCTGTTCTGTGCTTCGAACAAGTCCTTGCGGAGTCCGTTGACTGCCTTTTCTATACCCTCAAGAGCACTGACCGCCCTGTGTGCGAGGTTCTGTTGCTCGACTGTCATCATACGGAGAACTCCTTGAGGTCGGTTGCCGGAGCTTCGGGTACGGCCTCGTGCTGTTCAGCTTCACCTGCGAAGTGTGCACGACGTTCTTCCGCTTGGTCGATTGCAGTCTGCATCTGACGCTTGGCTTCGTCCTTGCCAGCGACGGCAGCAATCTTGTCGAAGATGTCTTGACCAGTCACCATGTTGAGGTCAGCCTGCTTGAACTGCTCAATCTGTTCCGGAGTAAGGGTGGGCTTCACCTTTTCCCAGAGGACAGCGGCACTGAACATAAGTGCGTGGCCGTGGTAGATGATGTCCTTGAGTACACCGTTTACAATCTTGAACTTGGTCACGACATCGTCAGCGATACCCTGCGGAAACGGGCTAACGGTAAAGACGCTCGACATAAAGTTGTCGTAGCCAGCCTTATTTCTTTCGAGCCATTCGTAGAAGTTCTTGGCTTTTGCGGTTTCAGTTGCGTTCTGCTGTGCATTGATTTCAGACATAGAGTTTACTCCTTGTAGTTGATGGTTAATGCCTGACCACGCACCACTGTCACTGATGCGTGAGTTAGATACTAGCCGTGGTCTGCAAACATATTGTCCCAGCAGGTCTTGCACACTCCGCTGATGAGAGCCTCACGGTCGTCCGGAGAGAGTGTGGGGAGTGCATCCTGAATGTGCTTGCCGCCGTCTTTCCACTCGAAGAATCCCTTGCGAGGGACATTCTCGACAGTGTAATCCTTTTTGCAGAGTGGGCACTTGACCTTGACGCTGATGGTGAGTTCCTTACTGCTCATCCTTATGCTCCTTGTCGTTGAAGATGAATCGCACCGCTTCCTCCGCTCGCCAGATGCAAGTGGAGAAGTCGGTTTGCTTAAAGTTAGAAATGTGCTTCTTCCAGCTGGCGATGTAAGCAGCCGTTTCCGTGATGGCATTGTCCACTTGGAGTCCGAGCCTCCCCATGCACAGGCAAGCACCAATGTCGGCCACGAGTTCCTCGACTGCGTTATCGGACGAACCGAAAGTGTTGCCGGTCGGTCGCTTGCACCTGTCGTCTCGGCCAGTGGAGTGGACGAGTTCGTGGAACAGCGTCTTGTAGAACAGCTCCCTTTGCGGAAAGCTGTCCACTCCTGGACACTGGACTGTATCTTTGGACGGGGAGTAGAACGCTTCCGCACCGCCGCCTATCAGCTGGATGCCCACCCTATCAGTGTACTCCTTGACGATGGCAAGTGCAGTGTCGTTCGTGACGGGGACACCGCCGAACTCCCAGAGGTGGCTGTACTTGGTTTCCACCCCCTCCGTCTGACTGCCAACACGGAAGACAGTGTAGCCACGGAGGAGGTAGTAAACATCAGTGACCTCGCCGGAGTCGTCTTTCTTCGCCACATCCTTTGCGAAGTAAACTACTTGGCCGTGTTCACCTTTCTTGACGCTGCCGCCAGCCTTTTTAATCTGGTTGAAAGTGGCATACTCGCCAGCGAAGTTCAGGAGCATACGGTTACGGAGTCCGTAAGGTCTGCCCTTGTAGTGGCTGACGATGCCAGTGCTGTTCACGACCCACGGCTTCGTCCAAGGGATTACTCCCTTGTCAAGCTGGTCGAGGATCGCAGAAGTGATCTGCTGATTTACGTTACTCATAATCCCCTCGCATTATCGAAGTAAATCTTTTTGCAGCCGCCCTTGGGATAGATGAAGAAGCCGAAGTCGTAGCCTCCGACGATGCCGTAACCCTTGGAGTTGGCAGTGTAGTGGTAGAATGTACCCCAGCAGTTCTGCTTGAGGTCGTCCAGTGTAAGGTCTGGGTATTCCTCAAGTATCTTGCTGGGAAGTTCACTGTGAGTCATGGTGATGCCTCCAGAACAAGCAGCAAAGCAGCTTCACGGGTTGAATCCATGAGCTGCTTGACTGCCGTTCTCTTGTTGATGTTTTTAAACTTACGGAGCCAGTGTGATGCTGACCCAGTGGTAAATTGACTCTCGCCCTCTGCAAGACGAGTGGCAAACTCACGGACGACACCGGCTGGGAACTTCTCAAGGAAGTCGTAACCTCCGTCCGGTGCTGCCTTGTAAGTATCGTCAATGGGAACAAATCGTAACTGGCCATCAGCATTATACTTATAACGAAGACCATACCACACTGCGTTGACCCCATTCGTCAGTAGATAACTGGCTTGTTCCGCCTCAGTTCTGGAAGAATCCAACGACAAAAAGGCTCGGGACAGTCCATCCCAAGCCTCGTTTATGCTGCATCGAGTGCGGCACTTGATTATTTGTGCGAGTCTTTTGTAGTCGAGCATGGTGCCCCGAACATACAGAACTTGCAGAGCGTGGTTACTAACGACTCGATGTTGTTCACTGTCAAGCCGTCGATAAGTTCGAGAGCTGCTTCACGAGCCGCTGACTGCCGCACTGGCTGGGAGTGGTTTGCACCACCATTTCCACAGCCGTAGCGGTCATATACTGTCACGAGCACTTCTTTGATTTCATCATCGTTCATTGTTGATACTCCTTTGCTTGTAGTACATAAGTGCGTCCGCCATAGCAACACACACTTGGAACAGTCCAAGCTGGTTGTTGGTATCGAACACATCCTGAACGAAGTCACCGGCTTTAGCGTAACGTGGTGCTTCGCCGTTCATAAACGACTGGTAAGCCTTTTCAAACTGTTCGTCGGCAGTTGTGATAGACTTGTTACCGCTGAGCATTTCATTAAAGGTTTTCATAAGTGGCTGGCCTCCTTGCAGCGTTAAAACGCTGGCTTGAATATTGTTAAAATAAGTCTATCTCCAAATATATTGCCGCCAAGCATACGCTTGAAGCGTTTGGCTTCGGCAGTTACTACGAGCCGCTGGCACTCCATCACGGTCTCGACCCGCTGGCAGATATTGAACACTGCCACTTCGTCAGTGTCGTGTTCGAGCCAGTGGACATTGAAACCGCTGTTGAAGTCGTCGGATGTCAGTAATGCAGGCGTGCCAAGTTGGTCGCCCAACACTGCGAACCCGACAGTGCGATTCGATTCGGGAGTAGGAAATATGAAAGTCGCACCCTCGCGAGTGCTGACCATCGTGTAAGTTTTCTGCATATTTGCTCCGTGTTAAGTGTTATCTGTTGGGTTCTGCCGGTTCGCCCGTCACCACTGACTAGACATTTTCAAACATCGATTCAGGTGGATTATTGAGGGCGTTTTCGTCCATCCAATAATCGCACAGCTGACCGTCAGATAATCCCAATTCAGACTCCAGCGTTTTGATTTCTTCAGAATTAAGAATAGTTTCAGCCAGTGTTGCAATAATGTTGAGACCGTTTTCTTTGTCCTTATATTTGGCATGGATTTTACGAACGGACGTAAGATCACACGGAATATCAAATTCCTGCCATGTCTCAAGGATGGAAGAAACGGCTGACAAAACAGAATTTACACGGCTGTTCCATTCGCCAATGACGGCGGCACGGGCAGCTTCACGTTTTGCACGTTCCTCAGCCAAATTGGGTGCCAAACAATCAAGAATCATATTCACGAGCGTCAAACGTTCATTATATTCTTCTTTTGTGTCGAGAGCCGCTTTCATTCCGTTTTCTTTTGCCTTTTTCACCTTGTCGCCAATGTAACCGCTTGAAGTGTGGCAAATGATAGCTAAATTTTGATAGCTAAACGGGGCTGTACGTTGGTTCTTAGATTCAAAAAAAGAACCGAAAGAACCTTTTTCAGCTTCGTCTAGCCAATTGTCAAGATTTTGACGTGCAATTTGCCACTCCTCCAAATCAGCCAGCTTGCCGTTCCAAATAAGATCTTCTTTAGAGACGACAACTGCGGCTTCGTTGGTTTCGTTGGCGGTGTTGGTGATTTCTTCAGTGTTGATGTTTTGTTGTTCCATGCGGAACCTCCTATTTTTTTTTTGATTGTCAATAGGGTGATTTTACCCTATTATATACCACGTCGGACATGATATATAATAGGGCAAAATCGACAAAACCCAACAGATAACACTTTAATAAATATCGCTTTTTCAATATGCCACCACGCTCGGCGGCGTGGGTTGTTTGGTCGAGTCTGTCACCCTCAACCACGTACACAAATTTAGAATAGTTTAGGACGAAAAACCAAACTTTTTTGAAGTTTATATAATCCAATTTGGAATAATGCTAAATTGTGCACTAGTTTAATAGCCTGCTTTAAGCCTGCTTTATGGAATAGGGCTTTATTTGCGTTTTAAGGCGGTTTTAAGGCTGTTTTTAGTTTACCCTAGTGAATATACACCCTAACAGCGATTAGGGGCTAGACACAAAATATCCACAAACTATTCACAAACTATCAACACTAAACTATTTTCTCAATTTGTCAAGGGGTAAATGATGTTAAATTTTATTTACATAAATTCCGGCGATTCAGTAGATAATCTTAAAATAGGATCTTCAATATAGTTTATATGATGTCAATTTATAGCAATATGTTATATATTATATAATATGTCAAAATATGTCAATACATTATATATTACATAATATGTCAATATGTGACAGCAACAATATATAAACTAATATGTACAAATTAAGGTATATGTCACAAATTGACACAAGAATAATAATTGATATATGTCACAATTTGACACAAAAATAATTGATGTTTGACTTTACCACTCCCACCCCAGTTATCAACAATATCAACAAGATATCCACTGTTTATGAGCCACTGCACACGCAGTCAACAACTTATCAACAGGTTATCAACAATGTAAACCCTAATCAGTGGATAAACGAGAGTTGTAAACTTTTGTAAACGCCACACTCCGCACCAGTTTCCAACTTGGGCAAGTGGGGAGAGGGGGTTTCGAAACTGCGATGATGAGGAAACGGGTTTCAGACTTTCATTCATACCCGCAAGACTTTCATTCATACTCGTAAAAATATGGGGCTAGGGGTACGCTTCGCATAAAAATTTGTTATATTGTTCACTGACCACCTACCTGATTGGCCTACTCCCTAATGGGCCAGTCAAGAACCCAACTAGGAGCAGCAGTATGGCTGATATCTCTTTTACCGAAATGGGTCAGGCCCTCGACGCAGCCGCCCAGTCTCGTGAACCTCAAGCAAGCGTCAGTTCCGTGAACCAAGAACCCGCTCCCGCCGTGTCAAGCGGTGACGGTAACACCGGTCACGAGGGGAACTCCACACCTCCGTCTGGTGGGGCAGCATCCCAACCGCCCAAGACAGACGACTCCCCGTCTGGTGTGGCAGATAGTGGAAAGACCGGCACTCCGTCTGGTCAGACCGATAAGGGGAAGGGATCCGGCGAAGCCGATGACAAGGCCGCTGCCGAGCGTCGCAAGCAGAACCACTGGTACGCATCCCAGCGTATTGCGGCGAAGGAAGCCAAACGCAGGCGTTTTGAACAGGAACGTGAACGGCTGGTACGTGAACAGGAAGCCTATGCCGACGAGAAGAGCGACAAGCACAATCCGACACTTGCAGCGGTAAAGCAAGACCAGATTCGTGAACTTGACATCGCCCGTATGCAGGAAGCACAGGAAGAATGGGAGCGTGAGGCCAGGGAACTGTTCTCGCCCGAAGATGCGGAAACCTTTATCGAAGACAGCAAGAACCTTGCTGACTGGCTCAACAGCAAAGAACCCGAACTTACGGCATATCTCGACAAGCCCTACGGCAAGCACTTGCTCAAGGGGTGGATGGACAAGATTGCCAAGAACAAGGACGCTGCGGCCCAGTGGCAGACTCTAACTGCTTTCCAGAAAAACCAGATAATCGACAACTATTACAGGCAGCTCGAACAGTTCGGCAACGACTATGCCGCTGGCAAGATTGACGAGCAGGGCAACCCCGTCCAGCAGACTCAGTCCCAACAGCAGACACAGACGCAGACTCCTCCGGCCCAGCAGTCCCAGCAACAGCAACAGACTCAGCAGGGTGGACAGAATCCGCCTCCGAACATCCCAGTCCCGAATAGTGGTCGTGATTCCAAAACTATCCCACCCAGCAACAATTTCGGTTTGATGTTGCAGGACGCTATGAACAAGCGTAACCTACCCTTGAACCGTGGCTGGTAACAAGGAACTGACAAATGAGCGAATTAGTCAACGCTACCCTTATGGCCAACTTGGCCGTAGAATTTAATGTCGGTGCTGACATCCTTTCTAAAGGAAACCGCACCATTGCCGACAAGCTCGGTGCTGCCAACATGACAGGCGACACCGTGAACGTTACCATCATGGACTCCGGCAAGGTCATCAAGAAGTCCCTCGACCTCGCACCGCTCCGTGGCACTCTCGGAGTCAAGCGTGGTTCCGTGCCTCTCCGTGTCTCCCCGATTGGCACTGCCGCAGAGTGTTCCGAGGGCGAACTCACCCTTGCCATCGAAAAGCCGAAAGTAATGGGCAAGCGTGTCGCAAACCTCCAAGACGAAGTGAACAAGGGTGCTTACCGTGGCATCCTCGGCTCTTGCCAGCCGTATGTCGCTAATCCGGGCAACAACCCGACTGGCGACACTATCGACCGTGCTTTCCGCCGTGCCTGCTTCGATGCGGAAGCCCACACGCAGACCTCCAAGCTCTCCGGCAACATCTTCGGCATGGCACATCCGCAGACTTGGAACAGAGTCGTTCCGTCCCTCCATGCGAACTTCGGTAACGGCCCGAAAGCCAATGACCTCTACAAGAACGAACTTGGCGACTTCATGGGCTACCGCTTCACCAAGGGCGTAGATACGCTCCGCTTCGAAGCACCGGACGTGGCCCAGATTACCGAACTCCAGAACGGCTTTACTATCAACGACGAGGGTATGCTTTCCACCACTATCGCTACCATCGACGGTAACGCTGGCACGGAAGACGGCGAAATCTACCCGATCCCGATGCTCCTCACCGATGCGACCACAGCGGCAGACGGCGTTAAGCACAAAGTGCAGTGCGTGGACGCTCTCGGCAAGCCGACCGGTATCGCAAAGTGCGTTTACTTCAAGTGGATTGTAGACACTTGGCAGGTCGTTCCGGGTCAGGGCTGGGTTCCAAACTCCGGTCACTGGGACTTGGCACAGCCGTTGTTCCTCAAAGGCCCTCGCAAGAACGCCCATTCCATCGCCTACGAAGAGTTCCTTGCCGGTCTCACTCCGGGCCTTGACAGTCACGGTTTCATCGACCCGGCTTACGACTGGTACGCAAAGAATGACTGGAACAAGGCAACGGGCATCACGACCGAACTTGACTTCACGGTCAGCAACTTCCTCGTGCCGCAGACCGAGTACCTCGCTCCCATGGTCATGTTCCACGAAGACGACTTCCTTGTCGGCATCAAGGGACTTGAAAAGATGGGCGGCAACGTGGATTCGTTCACTGTTCCGACCGAGTTCCGTGACAAGGGCATCATCCCGTGGCGTGGCACTTACTGGACTGACCCGTACACCAGCCTCTCGCTGTTCCGTGTGGACGGCTTGATGGGCTTCGGCATGTATCAGGGCGTGTCCGGTGCATCCATCTATATCCCGAACATCTAAACGGGAAACCGAGTATCACCCTAGAGGTGGTCAAAACGGGGCAGCCCCTGTGAGCGAGAAGCTGCGGGGTTGCCCTCTTTCTTTTAAAGCGAGGAACTATGGCCAAGTCCACTACCCTAAGTTTTCGTGGCGGTTCCGTGACTCCGGGGCAAGGCATCAACGAGGGAGACATCAATCCGCTCGTCGTAAACCGGAAGCTCCAAGACGGGACTCCCCAGCAACAGACCTATGACCCCCTGCAAACTGACCAGCATTTCGATTTCGGACGTGTGAAGTTCAGAAAGAACGGATCGGTCGTCGGGAGTTATGACCCGTTCGACAGCGACAAGAACATAGATTTGCCGGAAGATGCGACAGTCGTTCTTGTGAGTGCCGATGCGGCAGACCTCAACACCGTGCTTGCGGAAATCCTGTCAGACTCCAAGCTTCCGGTTCTGGAGATTGTAGGCGGCAGTACCGACGAACGCTACACGTACTCCGGCAAGGATGCAAACGGCGACTTCGTTTTCTACCGAATAACCGAAAGCGAGATACAGTTGGCGGTCGTGTCCAATATTGACGGGACTGTAAACTACACCACGTTGGACTTGAACAACGGCGGCAACTTGAGTTTCGCCCAGTTGACTACGAACCAGATTAACACTGTACGTAACACGACCCACAACCTAAACTGCGAAGTCCAGTTCAAGCGTGGAAGTCATATCTCAGTCGTGAACGCCGGTGCTGACGAAGGTTGCGTCCACCTCAAGGCCGGTACTTACTATTGTTCCGCAGTCGTGGACATAACGGCAGTCGGGCCGTACACGCCGGAATATTCCACAAATAGGCTCAGAATGTTCGGGAGTTCCTTCTATGACAACTCCGACCATTCGTTCCAGCTTGAACACTTGATGACTGCAAGCCTGATTGTCACAGTGCCTACTGGCGGCCAGAACTACCGGCTTGATTTCCGTAGCGATGTGAACGACATGCAAGCTTCCGTGACCAGCTTGAGCATAATCCAGCTCCATGATGCGGAAGCACCGGTGCAGGGCCACGAATATACAAGTGCTAACGACTGCATGGAAATAGACAACGACAACGATGTAATTACGTTTAAGTATGCCAAGAATATACAGGCGAACGCAGCAGACCAAGTCCCTTACACTCTCGACGAAAAGATTGCGGCCCAGCATGGTTTGAAGATAACAGCTCAAAACGTGGCAAGTCCCGGCCAACCGGCGTTCATCAAACTGTACATCGAACCGGTGACTGATCCTGACAACCCGGACGCTCTCGCCAAGTTGAGCGACCTCGAAAGTCTGGTGGAATCCCGTATTCTGGAGAATCTCCCTATCGGTGCGGCAACTTCGGAAATTACCCAGCTCGCCGAATATACCGGAAAGCTCACGATGTCGCTCTGTCATGCCAACATGGATTTTGAAATCAGGAAAGCCCATGACGACGTGACTGCCACCAAGGCGACCGTTTACATTACCAACTGCAACAACACGCAGAAACTCCGAGTCGTGGTGTTCCAGCCCATCTTCTACAACAACGCTTGGCGTTACGCACTCATAGCATGCTCCGATGAAGTGGTCATTCAGGACTTGAACGGCAACGGCTACGAGCCTAGCAACCCGAACCAGTTGGATTCCGGCGGCGTTCTCACTGTCGATATTGAGACTGTCTATGACGGTGCTATATTCGATACAGTCGCTGACACCCACACGGTAAAATCCACTGACGACATCTACATCGGGATTGTGGCCACCGGAACGTCGCTAAGTGCGGTAGGCTCGCACATCAACAACGGCGGCACAGTCAACACCCAATCTTCGAGACTTGTGGCGAGGATGAGCAACGTCGGTGCGAACTGGAATCCGAACGACTATCAAGGCGTTCCGCCTACCAAGAACATAGACGTGAACAACACTGACATTTCCGAGGGCAACCGAGTTTATGTCGAACTCCATAACAAATAGGAGGGTTTATGGCCAAAGCACTTGACAAAGTCAGCCTCTTTACCGACCAGCGTGACAACCTTCAGCCAAGCAGTCAGGAACTCGGCAGGGACAACATCGGTATAGAATACGATATAGCCGGTACTGACGGCGAGAGCCAGTACGTGCCGGATGCAGTGGATTATCACCTCACGGAGTCGTCCTTCGAGAACAGGGGAGGCGAAATGTGGTATGACTTGGACATCGGAAACCGCATCGTGGAAGTGTACTTCGACACCGGTTTCGACCCGACTCATGATCATTTCATCGCCTTGAAGCTTCCGTACTCCGGGAACAAGCAGCCGGAAATCTATACCAGACTGGTTCTGCACCTCAATACGAGCCAAGTCCCGATAGACTGCGGATATTTGGTGCTGTCCTACGTAAACGAGCGTGGGGACAGTGTACGCACAGACGGGCTGTATGCGGAATGCCGTGGAAGCAACAATCAAGGCGACCTCATGCTTGACATCTACGCAAAGACTGTTGGCCCAGTTGCCGACAAGAAGACCATCTGCCGTGTAACACCGCTCACGACAATCGAAATCACGACAGAGGATGGCGACTGATGTTCAAGCCTATAATACTCACCCCGATTAAGTGCGGCGACATAATTCCGCCGTGCGACTTGGGATTTCCAAGGCTAGTGTTCCAGTTCCCTATTCTGGAGTACCGGACACGCCAGCGTTCGATTGAGGTATGCAGGGCGGCGTTGCAGCAATACTACGCCCGTCATCTTGCCAAGAAGTACGATTCCGTGTTCCTGATTGACTCCGATGTCGTCGCTGACAAGGAGACTCTCGAAGTCCTCATCAAAGAGTGGAAACCGGGCCATACTCCTTGCGTGAACACCAAGGGCGGCATGACAAGCCACGTTATAGCATCCTGCTGTTTCTTGAGCAGGGAGGACTTTCTGGGAGTGGACTTTCTGGATTCGCCGGATAGCTGCCACTGCACGAAACTCCCCGAACCGTTTTACATAGCACGTGCAGCCACGGAGGTGCATCATGGAAGGGAACGCCGTTGATTTCTACACTATGATTGGAAGCATGCTGGGGACACCGGCAGCTGCGGCATTGATTTACTTGTACAACAAGGTGAAATCGCTGGAGGCAGAAGTGAATTTCCTCAAGACTGACAATGCCGAACTGAAAAAGACTACCACGGACATACGCTCCGATGTAAGTTTTATCAGGGGGAAACTTGAGGGGAGTTGATTGACTGATTTCAAAAAGGCTCGTAAAATAGCATCGTAGCACCGCCATATTTATAGTGCGTGAGAAGTGAAAAAAAAAATTCTATTTCAGAAGTAATTTTACCCCTAGCTACGAATATATTTTTACGAACCTTTTTGCAAAAATAAGGAGCACTGGTATGGAAGCACTTGAAAATATCTTAACTAAGCACTCGAAATACGCACTCGGAGCGGACGACGGTTCTTCCTCTCCAGCCGACAACACGTCCGTCCGGATGCGTAGCCGATACAAGGACGACGCTGACAGGGCCGAACTTCTCGACAAGCGGGACAGGCACGGTGAAATTACCCAGTACCAGCCTGACAGCCCTAACAACAGAAGGACTTGGGATAGCCTCACGCCTCGCGAGAAGCAGGACGACTTGGCCACCTATGCGGACTTGGCATCCACGGCTCTCGGTTCGGCCATGATAGGTGCTGACAAGCTGACCCGTCCAGTCGAAAAGGGTATGCACAGGATTTCCCTCTGGATTCCCGGCAAGGGCACTACTCCCAAGACGGTTGTCAGAAAAGTTCCTTACGATATAGAAAACGCCTTGCAACAGCGGTATGAATTGCCGGTACTCCGGGCTACTCCTGACAGGATTCCTACCGGACGTGCTCCGTACCGTGAATATCTGTACGATAACGCTGGCAAGGTCACGAGGGACGTAAAGCCGAAAGCCCTCTATGTGCAAAACCCGTACCAAAGCAGGGTGTACCTCGATACGGGAGTGGATAGGGTGTTGCCGGACTTCGGTTCGATGGGCAAGCGTGGCAAGCGTGCAACCGGCCCGATCTCGACGGAACTGATTATCAAGCGGTAGTTTCAGTCTCCGGTATCACATCGTCGATGACATCGAGACCGAGGGCCTTATACTGCTCAAGTGTGCCGCCAAAGAACAGTCTTTCGGTGGCAATGCGGTTCTCGTCGCTCTTGAGAGTCATTTGCTTCTTGAAGCTGGCGACATTCGCGAATCCGTCAGCAGGAGCGTTGTACTCACTTACAAAGACAGTCTTGCCGCTGTCCACAAGGACTTTGAGCAGCGTCTTGAACATTATCTGCGAGAAAGTACCACGCTGGTAGCCAGTTGTATTCTGGTATGGTGGGTCGAAGTAGATAACGTCGAAGTTCTCGAACGGGATGTCGAACATCGACTTACAGAAAACTTGCAATTTTGTTTTGGAGTTGTAGCCTTTCATCGCAAGCTCTACCTCGTGTATGCGGTTGAGGTTCGTGAGCTGCTCGATGTGGGTCATGTTCTTCAACTCGGCCTCGTCCGGCTTCTCCTTTACGATAAGCGTCAGCAAGTCCCGGAGTGCGTTGCGGCGTTCCTCGACTGTCGGGAGAGTGACGACATTGTGCGTCAGGGTCTTCCATTTCATCCTGCTCTCGCCCCAGAGGTATTCAGTCCCCTTGAACCCGAAGCTGCAAGTGTACTTTATGAGCCAGTCTTCGAGAGTGGCATCACGGTCACGGGCCTCGTAGAACTGGGCTTTCGAGACCATAGGGAAGTGTTCATAGTCGATTGTGTCGCCGTCCACCATCACTGCCTTGAGCAGCCCTATGATGGACTTGTTGATGTCATAACCGGTAACAGTTTTGTACTTCCCGGATGCGACCGCCGCTTGGAGAATCGCACCGCCGCCACAGCAGCAATCGACGAAGTTCGTTCCGCTGGGCAGACATTTCAAGATGCGTTCAGCGATGACGTTCTTTGAACCCTGATAGGGGAGTCCGTAAGCCATATAGCCTCCATAAAAAAAATCCTACCCGAAAATATAAGTTCTCGGATAGGATTTGGCTACGGGGTTTTACGGAGTTCAGCCGTTGGGCTTCTTTCTCATTTTGAGCTGTGTGTCGCACCAAGCGAGCATCTTCTTGTCGCCAACGGTGATAGCACGCTTACGCATGTCCTCGATTTTGGCAGTTTCGAGATTATATTTTTGCTGGTAGTTCAAGTTTGACTCCTACACGGATAATCCCGTAACGGGAGTTCCGTTCGTTTCGGTTGAGATTATGGCAGACTTTCAGGGCCGCTTCCCTGCGGTATCGGCACAAGCCTCGAACTCCGCTATGAAGTTCGACCACATTGAAAAGGTCAGTCCGCTTTTTCTTGAATGGCCACCACATCACAGGCCGCCAAGTTTGAGTCCGCACAGAAGTCCGTGCATAAACGGATAAAGCACAGAAGCTTCCCCATCCAGTACAGTATCCACTTCAAGGACTTGTTTCACAATTTCCGACGGTTTCGAGGGAATCTTCGGGTCTGGCTTCTCCTGCTTGAAAGCATCAATGAAATCGAGACCTTCACGAAGTTTCTGTTCTGCATTTGGTTCGCTCATTTCCAGTTCTCCTTTCTGGGTAAGTGTTGCGTGGCTTCGATGTCTGTCAGTTTCCGGCACTTCATTATGCCACTACACGAGGGCCGGAGCGTGCAATACCTGCACAGTTCACTTTTTAATTTGTTTGCCATTACTTGTCATTGTTGAATATGACTACCATCGAGGGGAATGGTGCAGAGTTGGTTGAGTTGCCGAACTTGAGACGACCCTTGACAAATCTCACTTCCACGTTCGGCTTGTTATAGATGTATTTGTGAAACCACTTGGTGTCAGTGCGTGCAGGTATCAGCATGACTGCCAACTGCCTGTGGTAATAGCACTTTGCAACCCACTCGCCGATACCCCTGCCGTACGGAGGATTACAATATACTCTGTGGTTTCCCCAGTCCTGAACGAGTCCGTTCTGCTCTTTCGTGAAGTACAGACGGCACTTATGGTTGGTGTCATCAGCACACGGATCGAGCGTAAATCCGAACTCGTCGTTTAGTTTGTCAAAGAAATCTTGAGGTGTCGCCCAGTTGTCTGTGCTTGAGCTGAATAATACTTTGTCCATATTCTGTTCCTTACAGATAAAAGAACTCCCCGTTCTAGTCTTACTGCCATGTGGGGAGTTCAATCCGGAAAATAGTTTGTTTATGATTTTTGTGCAAATGCCTTACTGTGAATGGCAGCGGCTACCGCATCTTGGATGTCGTGGTAGTCTGCCAGTCCGTTCAATTCGGCAAGCATTTCTTTTCCTTTACGGATGTCCCACCTGAAATTCTTGGCACATTCGACTGAACAGAAACGCTCCCTCAATGCAATATG